AACAGGCTTGGCTCGTTTCACCATCATGTTCTCTAGTGCTACGGCATACGTGTTTACACGCACTGCTTAACTAGGAGCCTACTATGGCAACCGATGTCAAACAAGCGCATATAAACCAAAGCGGTTTTTTAGTGCTGGGGCGCAATCGCGTCAGGGCACTTTCTTTTGTAGGGACAGCTACAGCAGGAACATTGGCAATCTTTGATACTGCTACTGCTCCTGTGACCACAGGCGTTACGTACGGGCGCGCGGGAACAACCGTTACAGTAACCAAGACGGCTCACGGACTTACTACTGGGGATGTTGTTGGAATTCACTTTGAAGCGTTTCCTTCTGCAACAGATGGCAACTATGTTATTACCGTAACAGGTGCAAACACCTTTACGCTCACTGACATCAACACGGGCACCATTACAGGCAGCCCTGCAGCGGTTTATGTTAGCGGCGGCGGTTCGTGGCTCTTGACGTATGAATCCTCGGCAACAGACATCTTTAATAATTCTCCGGACATTCCGGAGAGTGGTGTGTTAGCAATTAAGGGCGTCTATGCGTACATGGACAACATAGCTGTGGCTAACATTTTCTATGGCTAAAAAGGGCCCTTCTCTCTCTGTTGGTCGGGGCGAGAAGCTTCCGATCTCTAAGGGTGCGGGCCTGACTGCCAAGGGCCGGGCTAAATACAATGCTGCTACAGGCAGTAATTTAAAAGCTCCTCAGCCTAAAGGCGGTCCACGAAAAGATTCTTTCTGTGCTCGTATGTCCGGGATGCCCGGTCCTATGAAGGATGAGAAGGGTAAACCTACACGTAAGGCGGCAGCCTTGGCAAGATGGAAGTGCTAAATGGAAGTCAATACAATCTGGTTAGCAATCCTTTCTGCTGCCTTTGGCGGATTGTGGTTTTTTATTCGCGAGAAATTTGACGAGCTTAAACGAATTGACATTTTGTTAAATAAGACTCGTGAAGAGATTGCTCGTGACTACACGACCAATGCAGAGGTGCAAAGAATTACCGATCACATTGATCAAAGGTTTAACAGGCTTGAAGAGAAGATTGATCAGCTTATTCGGGTAGGAAAATAATGTATTTAACAAGCAACATTCCGTATTTTAAATGTTGGGTAAGAAAAGAATTTACAAATGGCCATCAGAAGTATCAAGGTGAGTACCTTCATGCGTTGGCTGTAGCGGTAACAACCATTCCGGATAGAAGCTTGAGTTTTCAAGTTATTTTTACGGGCTGTGAAGCCGATGATGGCAGTCAAGAGAATGTCCATGGCGGTGCGATGTGGGCACGGATGCCCCTTGCTGCGTTGGTAGGGGACATTCCTTTGGAGGTATGGCCTGAGCGCATGCTCAATCATTTATCGCAGCCTTGGGACTGTAATTCATACAATCACTCCATCATCAGTTTGGAGCGGGCAAAGCCTTCTCCTTGGTTGTGCAAAATTAACAATGAATTTTTTACCGGCAGGTACTTGTTCACGGTAGACTATGCAGAAAGCGACGTATCTGAGGATCCATCGCAGCACAAGCAGAGTCATGTGTTGATACTGACTGATGCGGGCAAGTGGACTGGAAATATTGTGGCGCTGCCTAACAACAGGGTCCGTGTAACAAGTCCAGCGTATTGGGTTACAGGACAGGGAGCGCCTGATTTCAGGCCTAACCAATGGATTCATTGTGCAGAGCAAGATGACTCGTACATGGATGCGGAAGAAACTTTTAACAACCTCTATCAGGAGAAAAAAGATGATGAACTCTAAGATGATGTCCAGTGGTGGCATGATGAAATCTAAGATGATGGCTAGCGGTGGCATGATGAAATCTAAGATGGGTGCCAGCGGCGGCATGAAGAAAAAAGGCTATGCTGCAGGCGGCGCTGTTGATATGGCCGGCCCAGAGGGCAAGACCATGAGCCAGCCTGTTAAGAAGACAGTGTCTGGTGAGACTGTTTCAGTGCGCGGCGTAGGTGCAGCCCGTGCTCAAAAAGCAACTATCTATTAAAAAATGACTACCTCTGGCGTCTCTTCCTACAACCCGGACTTCGATGAGATCATCACCGAAGCGTATGAACGCTGCGGCTTGCAGGTTCGGGATGGGTATGACGTTTTATCTGCGCGCCGCTCATTGAACTTGATGTTTGCTGAGTGGGCTAATCGCGGATTAAATTTGTATACGATTGAGCAGCGACAGGTGGCCTTAGTAGCCGGCACGGTGGAATATTCGTTACCTACTGACACTGTAGATGTTTTGTCAGCGGTAATACGTACCAATTCTGCTCAATCTACTCAGCAGGACATTACGATTGACAGGATTGGTAGTGCAGAGTATTTGCATGTACCAAACAAACTGACTGAATCACGTCCTGCACAGTTTTATGTGCAGCGCACGGTGCCGGCAAAGTTGTTTCTGTATCCTGCGCCCGATGCCACTCAGTCTTACATTTTTAGGTATTACGCTATTCGCCGCATAGAAGAAACAGGGGCGGTTACCAACACAGCGGACATTTCTTTCCGCTTTCTGCCTTGTTTGACTGCAGGTTTGTCATACTATTTGGCTGTTAAAAAAGCGCCAGATCGTATTGCAATGCTCAAGCAGTTTTATGAAGAAGAGTTTGCTCGGGCAGCGGCAGAGGACAGAGAGCGGTCTAGTTATTTTGCAGTGCCTACGTATACGGAGAGTTACTGATGGCTGGGTACACTTCTGGCAAATTTGGTCTTGCTCTGTGCGATCAGTGTGGTCAGCAGTTCAAGCTAAATCAGCTTAAAAAAGAGTGGACTGGGTTTAAGGTCTGCGATGAGTGCTATGAGCCTAAACATCCGCAGCTTGAGCCTAAGCGCACGTTAAACGAGCCTCAGGCGCTGTTGGAGCCGCGTCCCGAGGGGCGACTAGGCGTCAACGTTTTTGTAGGCGATACGGGCGATAGTTCTTTTGCAAGTATTGGCATGCAACCTATGCCTCCTGCAAGAAATTTAGTAGCTGGCGCTATGCTTGGAACAGTTACAACGAGCATCACATGAACTATTCTGAATTAAGCGCGTCTATCCAAGCGTATACCGAAAATACCGATACAGATTTTGTAGCGCAGATTCCTGTTTTTGTTAAACAAGCAGAACAACGAATTAATAACAGTGTTCAAGTTGCTAATCTACGCAAGAACGTAACGGCAAACATGACCGCGGGCAACAAGTATGTGGCCTGCCCCGTGGATTTTCTTTCCACTTATTCTTTAGCTTTGTATCCTGTGGCAACACCAACTGCAACAGGAACGGCTGCCGCTTTCACCGTTGTAGTGTCCAGTGCTACAGATATTGTGGCGGGGATGTATGTTTCCGGAACCGGAATTGGAGTTGGTGCGGTGGTTTCTACGATTGTAGGAACAACTGTTACGCTTACGATTGCTAATACAGCAACAGTATCCGGCACTTTGACGTTTCAGGGCGACTACATTTATTTGCTCAATCGTGACGTTAATTTTATTCGACAAGCATATCCAAACCCATTGCAACGAGCTCAACCAAAACATTACGCTATTTTTGGCCCCAGTAGCATCAATCCCAATGAGTTAGTGTTTGTTGTTGGACCTACTCCTAATGCTGCGTATGGGATGGAGTTGCACTATTACTACTACCCCGAGTCTATTGTTACGGCAGGTACGTCATACCTTGGTGATAACTTTGACAGCGTTCTTTTGTATGGCTCGCTGGTCGAGGCATACACCTACATGAAGGGTGAGGCCGACATGATGGCGTTGTACGACGGAAAATATAAAGAAGCGTTAGGTTTGCTGAAGAATTTGGGCGATGCCAAACAACGTGGCGATGCTTATCAAGATGGTCAAGTTCGCTTGCCAGTGAGGTAATCAATGATCACCGCAGGATTGACCAACAGTTTTAAACAGCAGCTTTTGCTGGCTGTGCATGACTTCAGTGTGGACACGATAAAGATTGCTTTGTATACGTCTTCTGCTTCGCTAGATGAAACTACCACTGTATACACCACCTCCAATGAAATATCGGGGACAGCTTATACAGCCGGTGGCGTAGTGCTTACAGGGGCTACGGTAACCCTGACGGGAAGCATTGCGTATGTGTCTTTTAGCAATCCAACGTGGAATGGCTCATCCTTTACAACACGGGGGGCACTACTTTATAATTTCTCTAAAAGTAATAAATCCATAGGGGTGCTAAACTTTGGGGTAGATCAAACCACAGTAAACCAGCAGTTTCAAATCCAATTCCCGCCTAATAATGCGGATAACGCGCTCATACGAATCAATTAAAGGAGTCATCATGACCATTGAAAAAACCAAAGCCACTGACGTTGTTTCTAGTGGTCTGACCTGTAATACCAAAGCCGGCGAGGACGCACAAGCAACCGGCTTGTTTGAGATTAAATGCCATGACAAAGACGGCAACCTGAAGTGGGAAGCGCAGTCTAAAAACCTTGTTGTAAATACAGGTCTGGCTTACATGGCTGGTTCTGCCCTAACTTCAACAACTCAAGTTACCTCTTGGTTTCTTGGTCTGTATGGTGCAGGTGCTTCAAATACTCCTGCCGCCGGAGACACAATGGCTTCTCACGCTGGCTGGACTGAAGTTGTGGCTTACAGCAATGCAACCCGTGTGGCGGCTACATTTGCTGCGGCAACAACCGCAAATCCTTCTGTAGTAACTAACTCAGCTTCTCCTGCTACGTTTAACATCAACGGCACAACAACAGTTGGCGGTGCGTTTTTAACCAGTGGTAGTGCTAAAAGTGGCACAACAGGCACGTTGTTCTCTGCGGCTGACTTTGGCGCACCGGGCGACCGTTCTGTGGTTACCAGTGATACTTTGTCTGTGACTTACACATTTAGCTTGGCGGCGTAACATGGCCGCGTGGGGTGACGGCGCATGGGGCGACAGTGGTTGGGGCGGCTTTGTCGCTTACAACGGCTCCGTGGACGAAACCGCCACAGCTACCGATTTAATAATAGGTGGTATAGCTTACTCATCAACAGTTGCAGGAACTGGATGGGGTGAAAACGGATGGGGCGTTAGCTCATGGGGCGGCGAAGGTGAATTAGCAACTGCTTCGGATGCTGTAGTTTCTGCGGTTGTTTTACAGGTAAGCGTATCGGAAACAGCTACAGGGTCGGATGTAATTACTTCTTCAGGGCAGTTCTTTGGAAGTGTAGATATAACTGAAACAAGCACGGGGTCTGATGCGGTTGTTTCCGTACCCGTATATGCTGCAGCCATAACTGAGGCAGCAACTGGGTCAGATGCGGTATTAAGTATTGGTTCGCTTACAAGTCCTGTAGTTGAAAGTGCAACTGGATCGGACACGGTAACTTCAGTTTTTGCGTTCTTTGGGGATATACAAGAAACGGCAACAGGATCAGATGCAGTTAATGGATCTTTTTTGCGGAGCGCAACAGTTGTAGAAAGCGCTACTGCATCAGATACAGTCACAGCAAATGTCGGTTTTGGAACAGCAATAACAGAGGCAGCGGTAAGTGCAGAAACTTTGATAGCAGCAGCGGCTTTTATTGCTTCTATTAATGAGTTAGCAACAGGAACAGATGGGTTGACTGCACGACCTTTCTGGGAAATAATTGATACTACACAGACTGCTAACTGGGTTGCAGTCGTCACACCTTAGGGGTTAAAAATGGCATCATCATGGTCAGCACTACAAATAGAATTGCTTGAAACTGGAGCAAACTCCGGCACTTGGGGAACCGCTACCAACGTCAACCTAGGCGATGCAGTTTTGGGGGAAGCTATTACAGGCTCCGCCACTGTAAATTTCCCCTCCGCCGCAGACGTAACTCTTACACTAACCAATTCTGCAACCACTCAAGCGGCTAGAAATTTGCGTTTAAACATCACAGAAAGTGGTGCTGGTATAGGTTATGCGGGTAACTTAATCTTAGGTTCTAATTGCCAGATTGAAAAGTTTTACCTAATCCGCAACAACGGTACAGGCGTAAAGACAATTAAGAACACTACGGGCACGGGCGTGGCGGTTGCGGCAGGCAAGGCAACGTTGGTCTACAACGATGGCACTAACGTAGTAGATGTTTTAAATTCATTTAGCAGCGCTATCTTGGGAGCAGAAAACGCGGGCAGTATTATCCCGTTCTACTTTGCCAACCAAGCTGCGTTTCCTTCTGCCTCAACCTATCACGGCGCAATAGCCCACTCACACGCAGACGGGGCAATGTATTTTGCTCATGCCGGTTCATGGGTAAGGATGCTAAATGATAGTGGCCCTCTTGGGACACCTTCAAGTGGTACAGCAACCAACTTGACAGGTTTACCGTTAACCACTGGTGTAACGGGAACGTTGCCTATTGCTAATGGTGGCACAGGTACAACCTCAACAACATTTACAAACCTGACCACCAACGTTACTGGGACGTTACCTATTGCTAATGGTGGTACAGGCACAACTTCAACTACATTTGCCAACTTGACTACCAATGTCACAGGTACATTACCAGTTGCTAACGGTGGTACAGGCTTAACAGCAGGAACCTCTGGTGGTGTTCTAGCCTACACAGCATCTGGCACATTGGCATCCTCTGGTGCATTAACTCAGTATGGTGTTGTAATTGGTGGTGGCGCTGGAGCCGCTCCAACGTCAACCGCCGCAGGCACAGCAGGGTATGTATTAACTGCCAATGCAAGCTCGGCTCCCACTTTCCAAGCACCTGCGGCTACTGGCGCAACCAAGGGTCAGGCAATCGCTTTTTCAATCGTATTCGGTCTGTAAGGAAACATCATGGCAAATCCAAATATTGTTAACGTAACGTCCATTCTTGGCACGACAACATACTATGTACCTACTGGCACAGCCGCAGTTGTTCTTGTACCTAACGCCGCCGCAAGCGGTACAGTGTTTAAGATCAATCAGATTGTGGTGTCTAACACTACTGCGTCTGCGGCTAACGCTACTGTGGCAATCTACACCAACGGTGCTGTGGCTCAAGGCGGTTCTCCTTCGGGCGGTGTGGCTTATCCAGTTATCTCGGCAGTGTCTGTTCCAGCTACTGCGTCATTGATTGCAGTGGACAAGACAACAGCTATCTACCTGATGGAAGGCCACTCCATTTCAATTACTTCAGGTACAGCAAATTCATTGACCTTTACCATTTCCTACGAAGTCATAACTTAAACGGGTAGCACCATGTCGATGCGCTATCAAGCTGGTATTGTTTTGCCGGGGTACAACCCCTTGAAGGTTGCTGACGCCCCTACAATTGGAACTGCTTCAAACACAGGAGCAACGACAATATCTGTAACATTTACTGCGCCAGCTTGTACTGGCGGCGGAGCTATTTCGTCTTATACGGCGTTTGCTTGTTGCGGGGTTAGATTAGCAACTGGTGCGTCCTCTCCAATTGTTGTGACGGGCTTGACTACAGGCGCACCATACACGTTTAAAGTAATTGCAACAAACGCTTTTGGCCCAAGCTACCCTAGCGCGGCGTCAAACTCAGCAACCCCTGCTGTTATTCAAGGTCAAGATGCATACACATCGGCTGGAACATACTCATGGGTTGCTCCTAGCGGCGTAACTTCTGTCTCGGTTGTTGCTGTCGGTAGCGGCGCTGGCGGACTACGGAACTGCAACGGCGCTGGTTCTTGCGGCCAAGGTGGTGGCGGTGGTGGCTTGGGTTACAAAAATAACTATTCAGTCAACCCGGGTTGTTCTTACACCGTAGTTGTAGGAGCGGCAGGGGTAACTTCCGCAAGTAGTTGTGGCATATTTGGTTATGATAGTTATTTTGTAAGTACCAGTGTTGTCAAAGGTGGTCGAGGACTTAATAATAGTCAATATTCTACTTACACCGGTGATGGCGGCGGCGCTGGCGGTCAAGCTGGAAGCGGTCAAGCTGGTAGCGGTGGCTTTGGCGGAGGCGGAGGCGGGGCTGGTGGTTATAGTGGGTGTGGAGGACGAGGTGGTTATAGCGGGGGTTGTTTTGCTGGCGGCGGATCAAGCGGTGGAGGCGGAGGCGGTGGCGGAAGAACACAAACAGCTTCTTATACCAGCGGTGGCGGTGGTGGTGTAGGTCTGCTAGGCCTTGGTTCTAATGGTAATGGCGGCGCATTTGCAACCCCGGCGGGCGCAGGTACTGGCGGTTCTGGCGGTGCTTCTGGAGCCGGGGGTACTAATTCTGGTGTTTCTAATGGCGGTGCTTATGGCGGCGGTGCGGCAGGGGGAAGACAAGGCCAAAATGGCGGTACTGGCGGAGTTGGCGCAGTCCGAATCATCTGGCCCGGCACAACTCGTAGCTTCCCATCAACAAATACGGGAAACTTGTAATGCCTAATTTTTCTGGACTTTGGACAATCACCCAGCAGATGCAAGCAAGGGGTGCAAGTACATGGCCTACGGTTCCCGGAGCGCCTACGATTGGCACAGCTACGGCTGGTAACGCTCAAGCATCCGTAACGTTTACTGCCCCTGCCTGCACGGGATACCCCGCCAGTATTACTGGTTACAGAGTTATCTCAACCCCCGGTTGTGTCTCAAATACAGGGGCGTCTTCGCCTATTGTAGTAACTGGACTAAGCAATGGAACTGCTTACACGTTTAAAGCTCAAGCAACAAATGCTACTGGATATGGTGCATTAAGCGCCGCAAGTAATTCAGTAACCCCCGTGGCTCCAACGGTTGGACAAGACGCATATACAACTGCTGGAACATTTACATGGGTCGCTCCTGCTGGTGTTTCTTTTGTATCTGTAGTGGCAGTTGGCGCGGCTCGTGATAATAGTGGTGTTGCTGGTGGCGTTGGTGGTGGTGGCTTGGGTTACAAAAATAACTATTCAGTCAACCCGGGTTGTTCTTACACCGTAGTTGTAGGTAATAGAGCCACATGTTCTACAGACTCTTATTTTGTTTCAACTGGTGTTGTAAAAGGTGGTGGCGGACAACTTGGTAGTGGGTCTACTGGTGGTACTGGAGGAACATATACAGGTGATGGTGGTGGTAATGGCGGTGCTGGTGGAACGCCTGCGGCTTGCTCTTCAACCTATGAAAGTGGTGGCGGTGGCGCTGGTGGATACTCTGGTAATGGTGGTAAGGGTGGTAACAATAATGTAAATGGTTGTGCTGGCGCTGGCGGCGGTGCTGGCGGCGGCGCTGGCGGTGTTCCGGGCGTATCTGGCCCCGGTGGTGGTGGTGGCGTAGGTATATTAGGCGCTGGTGGTAGTGGCGCTGGCGGTGCTGTTTATCCCGGAACTGTTGCGGGTCGCGGGGGTTCTGGTGGAAATAATGGCGCTAGTGGTACTGGTGGCATATATGGTGGGGGCGCTGGTGGCGGTAGTAATACCAGCCGTGGAGGCGCAGTCCGAATTATCTATCCCGGCAACACTCGTTCATTCCCATCAACTTGTACAGGGAATCTATAAATGAGTATCAAACAATACCCCGGCGGTGTTATTACCAAGAACCCAACGGCTCCAACAACAACGGTAGCCAAGGGAATCTGGACGCTTGGTCAAGCATCAGACTTTGTTAAACAAGGAACTTGGCCTAGAAGCCCCGGCGCTCCAACCATAGGTACAGCTACGGTTTCTGTGCTGACTGCATCCGTTCCTTTTACTGCGCCTACTGATACAGGTAGCGTGGCTATTACGAATTACATTGCGACCTCAACCCCAAGTGGGATAACGGGCACTAGCGCTAGTTCTCCAATCAGTGTGACTGGTTTAGCGGCAACCACTTCTTATACATTTCAAGTCCAAGCCATTAACGGTGCGGGCACAGGCGGTCAAAGCGCGGCTTCAAACAGCGTAACAACTGCTAGTGTGCCGGGTGCTCCAACAATTGGCACAGCCACGATTTCGGGCGTTACAGCTTCTGTGCCATTTACTGCCCCCGCAAGTGATGGCGGGTCAACGATTACTACTTATACGGCTACATCTTCGCCCGGCGGTATTACAGGCACATTGAGTCAAGCAGGCTCTGGCACTGTTACTGTTGGTGGTTTGACTGGTGGTACTTCGTACACGTTTACCGTTACGGCTACAAATGCTATAGGCACAGGAGCCGCAAGTGCGGCATCTAATAGCGTAACTGCACAAACTATTGGACAACAAGCCTTTACAACTAGTGGAACTTATACTTGGTTTGTGCCTTCTGGAGTTACCAGCGTATCCGTTGTAGCAGTTGGGGCAGGGGGACAAGGTGCGCCAAGTGGGGGTGGCGGCGGCGGGGGTGGCGGCGGTCTTGGTTACAAAAATAATATTTCTGTAACTGGCTCATATACAGTTGTTGTTGCCGCTGGTAGTAGTGGATCATCTACATCTTCATATTTTGATACTACCTCAATCGTCAGAGGCATATCTGGAGCTAACGCGTGTGGTACTACTGGGGCCTCTGGAAGCGGATATACAGGCGATGGTGGTGGTAATGGTGGGAACGGAGGAAGTAAAACCAATCAAACTGCGTGTAATGGCCCCGCCTCTGGTGGCGGTGGTGGTGCTGGCGGATATGCAGGTGCTGGCACTACAGGCGGGTCTCTGTTTGGTTCTAGCGCAGGTAGTGGCGGCAGTGCCAGTGGTGGTGGCGGTTCTGGTTTTTATGGTGTGGGATCTAGCTACGGCGCTGGAGGTGGTGGCGGCGTAGGTCTTCTTGGGCAAGGCGGTAGTGGCAGTACAAAGACTAACAGTCAAGGCGGCGGTGCTGGCAGTTGCGGTTCTAATGGAGCAGGTGGACAAGCTAACCCCGGAGGCAATGGCGGCGCTTATGGTGGCGGCGGTGGTTCTGGTAATACGATAACTGGTGGAACGCAAGGTTCTGGCGCTGTAGGTGCAGTCCGAATTATCTATCCCGGAACGACTCGTCAATTCCCATCAACAAATACTGGCGATCTTTAATTAGGAGAAATCATGAATCTTTATATTGAAACTGAAAACGGCGCAATCAAGAATCACCCTGCTTTTAAGGATAACCTTATCCAAGCATTTGGTTCTGTCCCAGCACATTGGGAGCCATTCACTCGCGTAGAGCGTCCTATTCTGGGGGTGTATGAGTTAATGACTGCAAACGAACCCACCTATGAAAAAGTAAATGGTGTTTGGACTGACGTGTGGCATAAGCGCGACATGACTGCGGAAGAAAAAACTGCCAAGCAACAGGCAGTTATTATTGCATTCAATGCACAAGATCAGGCATCTAACTGGTCAGCATGGACATTTGATGAAGCTACTTGCTCAATAGTTCCCCCAATCCCACGTCCAGAGCCAGACTTAGCCAAAATTGAAGCTGGTATATATACTATATGGTGCGGTGCAGATAACAACTGGAAAGAGGCTCCTGCCCGTCCTGTTGATGACAATCAATATAAGTTTGATTTCCTTGCTTGGCAGTGGGTTCAGGTTGTAAACTCAACTCCCGTCTAACAAGGAGAGAGTTATGGCAAAGACCGCCACTAAGAAGTCAAAACAAAAAGTATGCAAAGCCGCTGAGTCAGTAGCTCAAGTTGTCTTACAAACACAACTTCAAGTTGCATACCATTTCCCCTGCCCAATCTACATCATTGAACGCCCTGACTTCTTGGATGCGGTTAACGCTGTGTCTGAAGAAGGTTTGGCAGAATCCCGAAAAACACAATCGCTAAATGAAATCTACCCCCTCTACATGACGGGTAATTACTTTGGCGACCCCCGCATGGCTGGATTCTCTGAGTTTGTTGGTGCTACTGCTTGGAACATCTTAAATGAGCAGGGCTATGCCATGCAGGACAAGGCGGTGCAGTTCACGGAGATGTGGACACAAGAGCACCACAAGCACTCTGCAATGGATGCACACGTTCACGGATTTGGTTCACAGATTGTGGGCTTTTATTTCCTTGAGACTCCAGAAGGCGGCTCCAACGTGGTGTTCCACGACCCCCGCGCAGCCAAGGTGCAGATTGACTTGCCAGAGCAAAACATGAGCGTAGCAACACCTGCCAGCAAGATGATCAACTTTACGCCAAAGCCCGGCATGATGATCTTTGCCAACTCATGGTTGATGCACTCGTTCACACGCCATGCGGCTGACCTACCTATTAAGTTTGTGCACTTCAACTTGACCGTGATTCACCAGCCACAACAGGCTTGCAATATCCCTCCAGCGGCTGAAATTGTATGAACAAGTATCAGATCAGGTTCAACAAAAGCCGCGGACAAGAAGGCCGTGGCTCAATGGATCACGTCTGGCGCGTTTTTGAAAACGGCAAAGAGTTTCTGTTTAAGAACCTCGACATCACGGTGCCCGTCAAAAGCGAGAAAGACGCTAACGGGCAAGACTACAACATCACTTGCCAAGGCTACATGACAATTGATCGAGATACATCGACAGCAGTCATTACAGCCACGGTCAAGAAACTAGAGCCTGCATGATGTGGGACTGGGCTGAAGCATTCATTGCGGCGGCCTGTATAGTGGCCTTCGTCATCTATGGCACGTACATAATTGCATGGACTTTGGTGTGATGAATGAAGTGGCTGTTGGTAATCTTTATGCTAGTGCCGCAAACGTCTAGTCAAAAAAAGAAAGATGAATACCGCTGTGTGCGCTGGGCTTGGACAGGAGATGTCTATAACCGAAAAGTAGTATGCCTTGAGTGGCAAAAGGTTGAACGGAAATGATTGATCCTGTTACCGCCCTAGCGGGTTTGACAAGCGCCATATCGCT